GTGATTGCAAGTCCACAGGAACCACTATTACAGTGCGCATTATATCTGCTTATGTTGAATGCGATTGCATATGCTAGTCCTATAAAATGTCTCTCTTTTGAGGGACTATTCAATGAAGTATCACGAAATGACTAAAAACTATATTTTTCGTGAATTTGAATGTGGTTTATCCGTCGAACAAGCTGCTGAACTTTGTTTAAAAACTGTGAGAACAGTCAAAGAATGGGATAAGGGGAAAACCATTCCTCCTGAGTGTAAACGGCTCATGAGAATGACAAAGGGAAGGGAACTGAGCCCATCTGAACAATGGGAAAACTTCAAAATGTACTATGACAGATTAGAACTTCCAACAGGACAACTTGTAACGGCACAGCAGGTTTTGACCGGGATAGCTTTGTTGGAGATAGGAGCGTTGACTGATTTGGAAGCAGCAGGGCAAGTATTAAAATACGCTAGAGCATTAAAGAAAATGATGTAAAAAAGGCTCCGCAAGGAGCCTTACATGTTATTTGTCTAACTCGGCTTTGATTTTTTGGACATAGTCGCCGAGATTATTCAAATGCGCATCCAACTTTGAACCTGTTCTTTGTGTGCTTGCGCTAACATCTGCTTTAATTAGCTCTAGAGCGACAGTTACTGCAGCTTGATGCTTGCTTGTATCATCTAGTGTTTGATACACATTTGACCATTTACCTCGATCTAAATGTGGGCCTGTACCAAGAATATCTTTAATTAGAGTATTACCAGACATAAATGCAACCTTTTGTTATGTGCCTAGTTTTTTATGTTGGAACTACTTCATCCAATATCAAGCACACCCAACGCAATATATTTAAAACTATGCTTTAAGTCACACATTCGATGCAGAAACAACATAAAGGAAGTCTAACGACAGCGATATAGTTATACGTCGCCTATCTTGGTAATTTGCAACTTGAATATATCCACAAGAGCTCTTGAGTCACCTTTAAAACCATCAATATTCGCTTGTATCCACTCTTCTGTGGATAGAAATTTCCATGTGATTTGATAATCATTATACAAAGCTAGATGTTCAAAGAGTATTCGCTGTGCACGACCATTTCCTTCCCTGAATGGGTGAACTGAATTAATATCGGCATATAAATCCGCCATTGCGATTACAAACTCATCTTCGTCCATGCCTTGGAAAAAGTTTTTATCAGCTAGGCGATTAAAGTACTTATTAGCCTCAGGTACTATTCGATTTGGAACGCAGAATACAGTCTCTCCTTTTGATATCTTAGAATCGCGGATTTCTCCTGCCCAGTCATACACACGACCAAAAAGTGTTTTATGCAATGACTGTAGATACGCTAAGTCGTAGGGAGGGTCTTCAAATTCGATTTCGCATAATGCTGTTCGTGCAAACTCTTGTTCTGCCTCTTGTAACTCGGCATTATCTTTAATGCCGAGTTTGTTAATCAGTATATCTGTATCTGGATAACAAAGAGGATCTTGATCGCAGCCATACTTGTCCAAAAACTTATCTCACCTTAGAGTACTTGGCATAAAGATCGTTAACTTTTTTTACCGATTGTGAACGATACTTGATACCTTCAAGACTTGAACTATTAATAAAAGCTTGATGTTTCATGGAATTATAAAGTTCTTTCTTTTGTGCCTTTCTTTTAGAAATATCTAAATTTGATGGGCAATCGCCTTTTGCTTTCGGCATATCTTTACATTCGTACATACGAGGGCTCCGTTCACTTAACGTATGGAATATAACACGATTATAGAGCACGACGAAGTTTAAGTCGAAGTTAGCTACGAACTTTAAGATACGATTTACACTTCTCTACAAGGGTCTAGTCTAAATTTGCAACTAACGCTGGATATTGGTGGAATTTACCCCCGTAATACAGATTAGGGGGCTGAACAAAAAGCTGATAACTCAAATGATTGATATGCTACTATTTGCTCTTGTTGTCTAGGAGGTGTAGGAAGTGGCTGAGTTAATTATACTTTTATCTTTAGTTTGTCTTGTGTTTTTGTTTACAAAGAGAGGTAAGAAACGCAAACGTAGGCTTAACGAATGGGATCAAGGCGTAGTAGCCAAAAGGTCAAACAATGTCCATGCTTTTGATACGAAAGTGATAGATAGGCATCCAAAGCTAGTTGAAGTGCCCATACCGCAAACCAAAGTGATCGAAAGCAATAAACCCAGCGCTGTTCCTCACAGGAAAAATACCTACTTAGCGACTAAGACTGAGCGCAAGTTTTACAAAGTACTGCAAGAGCTATTGCCTGATGAATACGTAATTCATAGTCAGGTTTCATTGATGGCGTTAGTTCAACCGACCAATTTTAAAGATAACTCTCGAACTTGGGCTAAGAGAATGGATTACGTAATCACAGATAGAGATACCAAAGTATTGGCTGTCATAGAGTTAGATGACTCATCTCATAGGCAAAAGAAAAGACAAGAGCGAGATATATACGTAAACAACGCACTCAAAGGGCACCATCCACTTCTTCGTTTCGAGGCTAAAAGTAGCTACGACAAAAACCACGTAGCTACAGTAATAGAACGAGAAACTTTGATAAAATGCCGAGAATTTAAAAGTGTATTGCAATACAGCTAAAGCAAAGCCGAACAGTATTTGTTCGGCTTTCTTTTAACTAAAGTATCGTGGTTCTTATCGTTACCTTAAGCTCTTTATCAACGGTATTTGTCTTTTCTGATCGAAACAGAGCACCAAGTAATGGCACATCCATCAAAACAGGCACACCGCTAACGGTTTCTCGCTGCTCTTGGGAAATTAATCCGCCTAAAGAGATTGTTTGACCATCCAAAACTTTGACCACCGTTTGTAAGGTTCGAGTATTGGTGATGATGTCGGATGCTATGGAGGAGTCTGTCACTGAGTCGGACTTTTGTGTTATCTGCAATACAACGTGATTACCCATTACATGAGGTACAACCTCAAGCGATACACCCACATCTTTGCGCTCAATTTGCTGAATTCGATTACCACCATCCGTAACCTCAGAAGACGTCAAGAATGGTACGTTCTGACCAACCGTGATGTAACCGCGTTCTCTATCCATAATGAACATATTGGGACGAGATAGCAGTTTGGTGTTTTGATTTTTGGTCACGGCTTTAATCAACGCATTGAAATCCCCACCTTCATAAAACAACACATTATCGACCGCTTTCTTGATAGTGCCCGGTTGTGAGATAAATCCAGCCTCACCAAGAGCTAACTCCATGTTGACCCCAACTTCCTGAGAGTCACCGAGTTCTGATTCTGTGATGATCGCTTCAATGAATATTTGTCGCTGCAGCTGGTCAATACCCTCGATAAGTGCATCGATTTTTTCAAGTTGAGATTGAGAGCCGGTGACTATAAGACTGTTGGTTGTCGGCAGGGTTTCAACGTTGTAATTATCAACGCCTTTACCGTTTAACGTCTGAGTTTTTGTGGCGCTCAACATCGAAGAAATCAAATCAACGACCTTGGTATTACGAACATGCGTCAGCTTATACAGCTTCACAAATGATGGTTCTATCGTCTCGACTTTGTTGGAATCGACAATGATGGTGTAAGTGCCGTAGTCGTGCACCAATTCATAACCGTGCGCACGCAGAACCGAAAGGAAAAAGGCAGGGTAATCCTCATTGCTTAAATCTGGTGCGGTAAAACTTACTTCACCAGTTACACCATGGCCAAGAACGACGGTTTGACCCGTTTCGACAGAAAACCAAGCAGCAAAATCCGCAATCGGTGTGTTCTTTGCTTCAAAAGGTGCAGAGGTGCTTGCAAAAGCAGGAAAGCCGAGCAGTGAGAACGCTAGAAGCGCAGTGATGATGCTGGATGTGGAAAAGTTGAAACAAGCCGTAGTTTGTTTCTCAACTTTACCACAGCGCATGGTCAGTAATGAGCAAGCGGATAGTGAGCCTCCGGCGAAATGAGATTTTTTTTGTTTTGTTTCAGAAAGAAAAAACGTGAGTTTTGCGATTATCCATGACATATAGCGCACCTTATTCCCTAGCACATGACTTTGAATGATTGACCGTTGCCATTGATGGTAATGGCGCAAGAACCGTTGAATTGAGCCGTATAGCCCTTGGCGTACAGTTGTGATGAGGACAAGCGAGTGTTGTCCTTAACCAAAACAAAAGACGGGGCGACATTTGGAGGATTCATTGACGATTCGATGGAGTAACCGTCGAGCAAGTCACGCAATGACTCACGAGGCGCAGTCGTTTGTGTGGTTTCTGTCGGAGTAGATACGTTCGGCGTACCAACCAAGGTAAACACCGCGAACGACACGGCAACCCCTGCGGCAAACACACTAAATCGAGAGTACTTGCGGAGATAGATTTTCGTAATGCGCATGATATTTCTCAACGTATACGGGACAGTGTAACGTCCATGGGTATAGTAGGGCGGCAATACGGAATACACGCCGTCCTCATAGTTGTTTCTGAACATCTGTTTCGTGTCATAAGAGCTGTATAAATCCGTGCCCCAAAGCATCCATTTCTCGACGGTAAGCGAGTTCACGTTGTCACCATACTTAACGATACCAACGTGCAATTTAGGCATTTTCAACTTAAGTTGACCGAGTGTCAGAACGGAGATAACTGTAGAGATAATCGGGATCTGCAAGCGGTCTAAGCGACGACAAAACACGGTGTGTTCCGCCAATGCCAGACGCGCCTGTTTATCCACAATCGAAATGTCTTGAACAATGAAAATGACATCCCATCCAAGCTTTCGAATATGCAAAAGGTGATCAATCAGCTTTTGTCGATTCTTGTCGTTCCATGTGCGCGAGTTAAACCACGTTCCGCACTCATCGAGCACAATCAAGCCGTCTTTTTTGGTGTCATAGCTTTTATTTGCCGAGCCAATCACCATCAAATCTTCGACTTGGGGCTTATCCGGTAAGCGATAAAGGCGAGTATTGCGCTTATTGCGTCCAAGCATTTCTTTCAAGTTGATATCGAGGTTTGTCGCCACAGGCACACCGCGCATAAATGCCTCGCGAATCTTACCGACTGCCGTTAGCGTTTTGCCAGAGCCAAGCTTACCCGTGACAAAGTAGACCGATGCCATTATGCCGCCCTCACAATCGCGTAGAACTTCCATTCCCATACCCAGCGCAATAGGCGTGCAGAGTAAATCGCGCTCACACAAGGGATAGCATTATTGGGAATGAACATCCCCGCCGCTTGTGACCACATCGGCGGGGTGGGATAAGAC